TAACAAGTACGGGCAGAGTGACACTTAAAATGATGCATCCAACAGTAACCGAGTCTTCCTTCGGAGTCAGATACTTCACCAGGCATACACGCTTCCATTCTTGGAGAGATATCAAAAGCAACACAATTTCCACAATTAGACTGCTTTGCGACTTCAGGTTCAGTATTCCATTTTTTAGCGTATCTTGCCCAATAATCTTCATCGTTTAAGTTTAATGGGCCATACTGAATGTATTCTGCATCGATTGCTTTGTCACGGTTTTTAGTATTTAACTCTAAGTTTTGAGTTGCCATTGGACAAGACTCTGTTCCTTGTTCTAGAATCAAAAATTGATTGTATTTTAATAGGTTTTTCATTGAGTATTTTTTATTTAATTAAGACTTAACTACTTTTATTTTTAAGTTGCCAGTCCCTTTTATCAATCTGTGCCACTCTCCTCGTTCTATAAATACAGTTGAACCTAAGCTTTGAGGTAACTTATTCTCCAATTGGATCTTCCAATCAGTCGGCTCAATTGTGACTATTACCCGATCTTCATCGTCCCTGTGCCACATAAACTCATTCACGTCAGAGGATTGTGAAAACTCACGAATATAAGTATCTTCTGATATTTGGGTCTCTTCAAAGGGTAATCTTATCTCCATGTTCTATTATGATATTAAACTAACTGCGTCCAAGTTTGTATCCATATGGACTGTCATACTCCCTCCTGCTCTTTTCTTTGATATGCTTGCACTCTTAGCGATTGAATCTCGAGCAACTGTATTATTTGCACCAAACTCAGTGTAATAGTATTTAACTTTTGATGGATTATCTTTAGCAAATTTAGTATAAAAATCAGAGATGATTGAGCCTTTCATCCAAATATCTACTAATAAAACTTTGGAAAAATCAGCGGCCTTATTCTTTAAAAGTGGCATGCCTGGACGGTATCCTCCAGAAAAAAGATATAGTACTTTAGATGAAGGTTTTATTCCATATTTCTCTAATTGAGCTAATACGTTTTTGTAAGTAGCTTCCCCATTTACTTTATGGTTTGATGCAACAAAGATATGATACTTATTTTTTAATTTATCTACATACTTCCACATGTAACCATTTTCTCCGCCGCTTTCCTGCCCGCTAACTGGTATTCCACCATATACTATTAGCAAAGGAGCCGTCTTATTTTTACAAAATAAGATGTGTCCACCAGACATCTTAGTTTTTTCGGTAGGCATAGACTCCACTTGAGTCGCATCCTCAAATAATTGTTGATATGTTAATAGATGTTTCATTACCAAAATCCAGGATAAGTTTTTCCGCCCCATAGATGAGCGTAGCGATTGATGCGACATGCCCAATATCCAGCTTTAGTTCGGTCTTTCTTCTCAGCACAATTGTGTCGAGCAGCAAATGACTTTCTGGCTTTTGGATTGGACACTTTTGCAGTGAGTCCTCCATGCACATCACCAAACGCGATCTTAATTATTTTTTTTGTTTTGGGGTTTCTCACATAAACGTGATACTTTTTAGCTCCACCCCGCTTAGGATAGCCTAATCGAGGAGACTTCTCCTCATTAAGGTCAATGTTTTCCAATGGAAGATCCAATGGAACAACCTCTCCGTTAAATATTCCAGTAAGACCAAGATCAGTCGATTCAAATAGTCGACGATCGTGCACTCCAAGTATAAGTAAACCGTCATAAAAACTTTTTCGAGCTTCGGTCAGGAGTTGAATGTGAGAGTCCGATCCTGGTCTAAATACTGACTCGGCAATGCTTATCCCATTATTAATATGATAATTAAGGCTCTCTGAGATCCTAGACTCTCCAATAAACTGACTAAAACTTTTTATTCTTGCTTCCATGCTAATATTATTTATTCAGCCGGTGGGTAATCTTGGTCTATCCAACTATCGCTGATCGCACTATCATCTCCTCCTGTGGTTTCACGAAGATTAAACTGCTTAATTGTGTTGCCTTTATACATCTTAGAGTGATCGTCAAAGCTAGGAAAGTAAGTCTCCATGTTTAGGTCAAGCGAGATGCTAACGATGTTTGCATCGCTGTACACAAAGCTATAGCTCTTAGTGAACTGAGCGGTCTCAGGAAAAGTTATTTGTGCAGGTACTCGGATCCCTCTAAACTGGAAATATCTTACTTGATTCTTATAATAAAAATCAAAGATTTTTTCCATGATCTTAAATGTCTTATTGATATTATCACTCTCTATCTTGATATTAAAGGTCAGTGCCATTGGTAGAGTAAAAAGTCTAGCCGAAAAGGCCTTTAACATCTTTTGATCGTTTTCATCCCGGATCTCCTGATTAAAACTACCGCGAACAAACTTATTTGTGATATCTGATGGTTTGATAGCAAATGAAGAAAGAGTGACGATTCCTCTGGGCATCTGTTCATAGTTTCCTTCTGCATGGTTTGGATACTTACAGTCAGTCGGTAGATCAATAAAAAAGTCCTTCATAAAGCCTTCATCCCCACCAAAGTTATAGAAGAACGGAATTTCATATTGTTCGACCTTATCGTTTCTTTTTAGATCAATTATCACCTGACGGTTTAGAAGATCCAGCATAGTAAGAGTAGCGTTCCTAAGGAATATGTCCTGAACGTTCTCGTTTCTGATGTTTTCATTATTTGATATTTTCATAATTATCGGTTTTTAGCGATGTACGGCAAGTTAGTTTGAGGTCTGCAGTTATCAATCAAGACTAACATTGACTCGTCCTTTAGGAATTGTTGACTTAATATAAAGTCATGCTCCTCCTCCCTCAACATGGTGTTAAACACTCGTATGTTAGTTATCAAGATCTTGGAACTAGGTAGAGTATAATTTTGGGTCAAGTCAAAGGTCTGTTGAGTGAAAGAAGAGGTATTTGAGAGTAGCCTAATAAAATCATTATGGTTGACTAGGTCACTTGGATCCTCTTTGATACGATAGACGTATGCTCCACACTGTAAAAACTCATTTGACATTGAGATGACCATCGCATGCCATACCTCACTCACAAAGTTATTTATGGTATATGTTTTTATCACGCTATTTACCAACACTGTGATGACTAAGTCTCCCTCAGGTTGAGTAGAATTATATCTAGTGAATGCAGAGGTTATTCGTATTCCTTTTGAATCAACGTTATCGTAACCGTCAATAAAGTTTATTGTGTCTGCTGAGCTCGGCACGTTGAATAGACAAGTAAAAGAAAGATTCCTATTTGATACTGCATCAAATTTCGGCTGAGCATTATAGACGACTGCAGTATCCCTGATCTTGAATTGAGCAGTTGGGACAGGTCCGCTATTATTATATAAGATGTTTTTTTGAACATTAAGGCTTGTGTCACGATATGCCTCAATTCGAATGTATCTGCCTTCATCGTTTTCACCAATATGATTTGCGATTGAATCGAAAGGCCCGCGTACTCTAACGTATCGAGTAGTAAGACCGCTGACATTCTTATCGTTTGTCATTAAGGCTCCATTCTTCCAAGTAAGATATAGGTAACTATCTTGATATGCCAAAATGACTTCGTTCGGGGAAGTAGGGACATTATCAAGATTAGGTAGGTTAAATACTTGTTGAGTAGTCGATATGACTGGTGAATCATTAGTCAAGTCAACAGTAAGATCGCTCGGTAAGATTGCTCCAAGATCATAGTAGTTTTCAATTAGAGGACAAAAGTTATATGTGTACTTGAGCGGACGTTGGATCAGGTCTGGATGTAGAGACTTTCTAGAGGAATCAAATGTTGTAGTGATCTTTTTATATTGTTCCGGCATGGTCCCGTCCTTAATGTCTTTAGTAACTTCATCCCCAAATAGATTTTCAGCACTAAGTATGACGTTATCTAGGAAAGTTCGGGTATCATCAGTGAGTAACATATCGATGTTTGGATTGTACTTTTTAAGCTGAATCTTCCAAAAGGTAGGTGCCATCATGAAACCTCGATGTAGATAGGATCCTTGGATCTCAAACATCCTATTTAGGAGAGGAAAATAGAGAAAGTCTCTTTTTCTAGGCTCGGAATTGACTCCAAAAATAGACTGAAAATACTTATGATCAATTTCTACCTCAAATGGTAACTGAAAATCAATTCCAAATTCTGTAAACTTGGGCACGTTATCTGGAAAGGCGTTGTCTTTTACCATCACCTTGATACACTTACGGTCCACGTTTTTATAAAGAGTCCACTCTTTAAAAACAAAGTCACCGCTGTCTGATTCTGGAAGAGTCCT